GGCTTGCGGCGGGGTCCACCAGAATATACCGGTTCATGGCCTGCCAGCTTGCCGCCCCGGGCTGCCACCAGCGCAGCCATTCTTCCCTGAATCCCTGCATTCTGTCGGCGACGGGGTTTTGCAGCATCTGGCAGCCGAAAACAAAAGGCCCCATGTGTCTGCGTTTGTCTGCCAGTTCATTCTGCGGCAGAAATACAGAAGGGCCGTCAGGCGTGCCGTCTGCCGTGGCAGCATGGATATGCGGCTCGGCTGCCTTTCTGTCCATCATGGTTTTGTATGTGTCGTTGTAATGATAGCGGGTGCCTATGGTGCGGCATGCGCCGCCCCGCGCACCCAGATTAAGAGAGAGCGCCCAGCATTCCGTGACCTTGGCAATCATTTCCGGCGAGGTGACAGACTCGCGCGTCACCACATCGTCGTATACCAGCAGGCGGAAGTGCTTGCCCGTAGGCTGTCCGTCCACCAGTCCCCAGGCTTCCACGGTGGCTTCTTTCGGGTTGGTGCTGCGGCGCACCACCAGACCTCCGTCCAGCGACCAGCGCGGAGACTGCCTTTTGGGGTCGCTGTACAGCACATCGGGATACAGGGTTTTCAGCGCGTGGTTCTGTTCGAACTCATGTTTGATCTGTGCCAGAAATCCTTTTGCCACAGGGCGGGAATGCGAAAATATTCCGATGGTTATTTCCGGATCGTTAAGGATGTCTCTGATGCTCTGCCCGAACGTGATGATGGTGCTTTTGTAGTGTTCGCGCGCCCACAGGTCGAGCATTCCGTCCGGCTGCCGCTGCACTTCGGCACAACGGGCAAAGCACCAGTCGTTGAACATCTCCTCTCTGCCCAGAAGCCGCGTGAGCAGAAAAAAAAGATCGCGTCTGCCCAGCTGGGCAACGGCTTCGCGGGCGGCGCCTGCGCTGCAGCTGCGGGCACGGGCAATGATGTCTGCCCAGCCTTGCGCGGCCTCTTCTTTTGATGAATAGGGCATCCTTCCTTCCTTTGTGTATGTTGCATGGCCCCTGCAATTACAGCACGGGCGCGGCAGCGGCAGACGGGGGCTGCGTTGCGGCGTTGTTGCGGCATTATACCGGAGGGCAGGCGGGGGACTTGACCGGTCATGGACAGGTGCGGGGCATTATAATTACGGCCCGGCCTGCGCGGATATGTTGACAGATGGTGCAAAATGAATGATTCCGTTTGACTGAGGCTCCGCTATATCGATTATGCACTGAGAATCGCCGGATGCTTCCGGTTGCGCAGTCGCGCCTGCGCAGACAGCGGCGGTTGTGCGGGTTGTGCGGTGTCGATGGTTTTCCGGGCGGGATGCTGTGACCGTGTTCCGTCCGGTTTTTCTGAAAAATCGCTGTATGCGGAAAATAAAGCCTGATCTGGAGACTGAGTATGGAACGTTTGACGCGCAAAGAATATCCGGCCGGTGAACATGCCGGACAGCCCGAAGGCGGAACGGCGGAAAGAAGCGCCGCGGAAGCTGCCGGAGTCTGGAACGGTCCGTGCCCCTCATTTATCTGTCAGGCAGAAGCAGACGCTCAGGACGACACAGAGGTGCAATCCGCAGCTGCCGATAACGGTTATTTTCCACTCAGCGTGTTTCTTTCTGATAAACCCCGCCTGCCTTCCGTGCTTTGCCAGCCCGTTACCGCCGCAGGCCGCGGAACAGCGGAAGAAGGCTGCGGCGCCGTATCTGAGGGAACAGGGCCGGCGCGTCGTTTTCAGCGGTCGTAACTACGCAGCGGCGCAAACTGCGAACCGCCCCGGACGGGCAGGGCTTTGCAGGCGTGGCTGCGGCCCGGGGACGGGGGGCCGGTTTGAACGGCACGTTGCGGCTATGATGACCGGTTAAGCATAATTTTTTGGCACAGCATCAGAAACAGCGGGCCGCCCGTTGCTTCATCGCAAAGGGCGGCCCGCTGTTTTGCATACGGCAGAGCGCCCCGCCAGCGGGAGTTGGCGGGGCGCAAGGAGTGCGGCAAGCCGGACGGCTTTCCGTAATGTTGCCGGGACACGCCCTTTTTTCCGGGCTGTCGCGGACATATGGCTGGGGGAGACCATTTGTCCGGTATATTTCTTCATACCCGGAACAGGCAACAAAGCCATCATGCCCAGTGCTGCGGGCAAGGCCTATTATATTTAATTAGATTGCGGCAGCCATGGCGTAACAGTCTTGATTTAAGCGATATTTTTTGAGCGGTGCGCGCCGTTTGGGGCAGCTGCAGCAGGAGGCACGGCGCGGCACAGATCAGCGGGTGAAGTGCGGCGCGATATCCATCTGCTGCAGAGCCGCATCGCGGATGTGGCGATGTTCGCGCACCAGCTGAAAAACAATATAATAAGTTATTATATTGCGCACATAGCGTACAGGTTCCTGTCCGATGGTGGCAGCGACGCCTTTTTCCACGTTATTGCGCCATACATCGGGGTTCAGTTCCATCTGCGCTGTGGCTCGCCGCGCCTTGCGGATATTGCCGGGCCCCGCGTTGTATGCGGCGAACGAAAGCAGCATCCGGTCCAGATAGTTTATGCCTTCGGAATCGAAATAGGTGTCGCGCAGATGGGCGAGGTACTTCACTCCGGCATGGATGTTGTTTTCCGGTGTTGAAATATCGGTGATGCCCACAGGGCTGGCGGCAGCCGTAGCCGGCAGCAGCTGCATGATGCCCACAGCCCCCTTGTGACTGCGTGCCTGCTGGTTCAGGCGCGATTCCTGATACCCCTGCGCAGCCAGCAGCAGCGGGGCAAAATCGTACTGCTCGCCGTACTTTATGAACAGCGGCAGAGTGGCCTCCAGTCTGGCAAGTTCCTGCGAACGGCCGCCATCCGCCACATATGTGGTGCGGCTGAAGTATTTCTGCCGCAGCCATGCATAGTCGGTGGTGCGTCTGTACTGCCGTATGAATTCGTTGCACAGGGTGTTCAGCTGCGGCGTGTCACTGCGCAGCAGCCATGCGCGGGTGGCGTTCGTTGTCAGGGGGGCGTTGGCGTGTACCTGCAGGTCGGGCAGCACGCGCGCCCACAGCGCTGCTTTATCCGCTTCTGCCGCGGCAAAGGCTATGCTGCCGCCGCTCACCATGTCCAGCAGGTCTTCCTGCGTCAGTCCGCCTTCCACCGCCATGCCGCGCACAGGAATCCCCGTGGTTGTCATAGTGCGCGCTGTGGCGTCCAGAATTTGTGCGACAGCACTGTTTTTCAGCACATACACAGTTTTTCCGGAGAGCTCCGCAAGGGATTGCAGGGGGGGCACGGACTGCCGCGAGACCACCACAACCTGTGCGGTGCGCGACCACGGTCCGGCTGCGGTCACGTCGTCGGGCAGTGTTCCGGGCACAAGGCATTCGTAGCCGATCATATCCCCCTGTCCTTCGCGCAGCATGCGCAGCATATCGTCGGGGGCTGCCGGAATAAACAGCAGCGAGATGCGGCGTGTGCCGGTAAGTCCCAGCCGTTTGTTTAGCCAGCCGGCGAAAGCGGTGCCGGTGTCGTAGGCAAGGCCGCGCTGGGCGGCGCCGTCCAGAAAATAGTCTGTGCGGTTGTACGGCACCAGCATGCGCAGCACTTTGCGTCGTCTGATGGCGTCGATATCGCCGGTGAACGGTTTGAAAATACCCTGCTCAAGCAGGCGGCGCCGTAACTGGCGGCCGTTTTCCGTCTGTTGTCCGGGCAGCGGGGCGGCAGGTTCCGGCAGATGGCGTACTGCAAAAAAGACCAGAGCGGCCAGCAGGACGCAAACGGTGATGCCGGTAATGGCGTACAGCGCGCGGGTTTTCAGAGTACGGCTCCCGTGTTTGCGCGGCATGGCACCACAGGGTGCGGGCGGCGGCGCGAAAAAAACAGGTTGTGTGCGGTAAAGCTATCATGCGGCATTCATTGACACTTGTCCAGTCTCGTCCGCAGCGCCGCGCAGTCTGCTGTACAGGGGCTGTCCGCCGCCCCGCACCGTCTGCGGTCAAGGCAGCCCCTACAGTTCCGGCAGGGTTTTCATACCCCTCTGCAACCCCTCTGCAGCCGTTGCGGCGGTAAAGCACCGTATAGGGTGCCTTCATGCGTGGCGGCGCCGGTGCCGCCGGGCAGTCATCCCGCAACACAAAACACAGGGAGGTTCGTATGGGAGGAGGCGGAGGAATAGGCAAGGGAGCTTCCGTGCCGTCTGCGCCGCTGCCGCCGGAACCGCCGATGCCGGTGGAAACCGGTGATGCGCAACAGCAGCGGACCACGCGCGAGCAGGACAGGCGTGCCGCTCTTCAGGCACGCGGGGCCGGAGCGACATTGCTCACCGGAGCACTGGGTGACAGCTCACCGGCGGGTGTGCAGTCCAAAACACTGCTGGGACAATGACCATGAGCATAAGCACGCTGGAAGAAGCCCGCGGTGCAGCGGCGTACATCGAGTCGCAGCGGGGGGAGTGGGACAGCCGCTGGCGCGAAGTGGCCGATTATGTGACCGGCGCCGGATATGGCGGTGGATCATGGCAGGAGGGCACGGCCCGTCCGGAGGGACGCCGCGGACAGCGCATCATCGATGCCACGGCAACCCGTGCCCTGCGGGTGCTGGCGGCAGGGCTTCAGGGCGGGCTGACACCGCCTGCCAGACCGTGGTTCCGCCTGCGCCTTGCAGACAGGGGGCTTATGGAATCCGCCGAGGTGCGCCGCTGGCTGGATGACGTGGAAGCGGCGTTGTACGCGGCTCTTGCGGGGTCGAATTTTTATCAGAATTCGCATGCCCTGTTTACGGCACTGGCCGCGTACGGCAGCGCGGATATGTATATGGAGGCCGACCCGCAGCGGGTGATGCGTTTCTGCGTTGTGCCGCACGGCGATTTTGCATGGGCCTGCGATGCCGCGGGCAGAGTGGATACCGTGGTGCGGCGTTTCAGCATGACAGCGGCGCAGGCTGCGCAGAAATACGGCAGCGACAGGCTGTCACGCACCGTGCGCCGCCTTGCCGCGGTGCAGCCTTATGCGCCTGTGGCGCTGGTGCAGCTGGTCCGTCCGCGGGCCAGACGCGACCCGCGCAGGCAGGACAGCCTTAACAAACCGTACGAGTCGCTCACATGGGAGGCTCAGGAGCCTCGCCGGCTGCTGCATGTTTCCGGCTATGCGGAGTTTCCGCATCTGTGCGCCCGCTGGGAAGTCAACGGCGGACAGCTGTACGGGCATTCACCGGTCATGGATGTGCTGCCCGATGTCAAGATGCTGCAGGAAATGGCGCGCAGCCAGCTGCTGGCCGTGCACAAGGTGGTCAATCCGCCCATGCGTGTACCCACGGGCTTCAAGCAGCGGCTGAATCTGATTCCCGGTGCACAGAACTATGTAAATCCGGCCCAGCCTGACGCGCTTTCGCCGCTGTATCAGATCCGGCCGGACATTCAGGCCGTGACCTACAAGATAGAGGACGTGCGCCGCAGTATCCGCGAAGGGTTGTTCACAGAAATGTTTCTGCTTTTTGCCGGTGAGTCGCGATCCAATGTGACTGCCGCGGAAATAATGGAACGCAGTCAGGAAAAGCTGCTGCTTCTGGGGCCGGTGGTGGAGCGGCATCAGACCGACATCCTTGATCCGCTTATCGGCAGGGCGTTCGGCCTGCTGGCGCGGGCGGGCAGACTGCCGCCGGCACCGGATGTGCTGGCCGGCCGTGACCTGAAAGTGGAATACGTTTCCGCCCTTGCGCAGGCTCAGCGTCTGTCGGCGGCACAGGGGGTGCGGCAGCTGGCAGGAGACGTGTCGCGGTTTGCGGCCATGGCTCCCGAGGTGCTCGATAAAATCGATTTCGATCAGGCCGTGGATGAGCTGGCGTCCATTGCGGGTGCTCCGGCGGGTATTGTGCGCTCCGATGAAGATGTGCAGCTGCTGCGCAGGGAGCGTGCTCTGAAGCAGGCAGAACAGGCCGGTCGTGCACTGCTGGAAAGTGCGGGGCTGGAAGCCGGCAGAGAGGCCGGACGCAGGGCCGGAGCCAGAGCCGCGGCGGTCATGGAGAGACACTATGCATGAGGGAGGACACGCACAGGACGGGATGCTGGAAGGGCTGCTGGGCATGGATGAACAATGTCTGACGGACCTTATGGCCGATGAGTTTGCGCTGGCAAGAAAGGAGGCGGCCCGCAGCGAGGCGCGGATGCTGGCGTATCTTGACGATCTGGCCGCGGTGCTGCGCATGCCGTGCGGCAGCGGGCTGCGCGTTGTGCGTCACTGGCTGGATGCGGCGTGTGCCTCGCAGCGTATTTCCGGCACCGGTCAGGCACTGCCCGCTCTGGCGGCGCTGTTTGATTACGCCCGCGACCGTATGGCTGATGTGGCGCTGGCAGATCCGGCCAGCCATGTGCGTCTGCAGATTGAAGGGGCACGCAACTGGGCGGCGGCGCGTAACACAGGCCGGATAACCGGCAAAACAGAAGGGAACGGCGGGCATGGGCCCGTCTGCCCCGCACACGAAGGGGAAAAAGTATGAACAACTTGCCGGGCGCGGCGCACATGGCGCCGCAGGAACACGCTCCTGCTCAGGTGATGACGCAGGGCAAAGAGGGCGATGCCGCGGCAGGGGGCACCGTGCAGGCGCGTATTGTCACGGAGACTCCGGTGCACAGCGCCGCATCGCCTCAGGTGCAGCAAACCGGCGGAGCGCCGCAGACGCAGCAAGGCACGGCACAGGTACAGCGCACGGTGGAGGAATATGCCATCACCCTGCCGCAGGAAGTGCCTGTCAGCGGCGGGCTGCTGGATGAGTTCAAGGGGTTCTGCGCCGAGGCGGGGCTTTCTCCCGCTCAGGCACAGCGTGCAGCGGATTTTTATGTGTCGCGGCTCATGCGTGAAACGGCTCAGGGCCGTGCGGACTGCGAACATGTGCTGCGCAGCGAGGTGTTCGGGCAGAACTATGACGAGCGTCTTGCCGGTGCGCGCAGGGCGCTGGTCTCGCTGGACGGGCGTATGCGGGGCAGACTGACGCCTCTGGTGGAGTCTGGCTGGGGTAACCATCCGGCATTTGTGGAAATGATGGCCCATGTGGGCGAGATGCTGGGCGAGGACGCGGTGGGCGCAGCCATGCCCGCAGGTGGCGGAAGCGGCCCCATGAGCACCGAAGACTTTCTGCGCCGCGAAGTCTTCAGAACACGATAGGAGCGGATAATGGGCAAGACACTGAAGGAACTGGCCGGCCTGTACGCCAGCAGACAACCGAAGCAGGTGGACGATCTTACGGAAGAGGCCCCTGTTCTGGGCATCATTCCCTTTGAAGAGGCAAGCCACGACCTGTGGAACATGTACGAATCGGTGGATGAGGTGCAGGGCGCTGGCTGGGTGCAGATGAACGCCCCGCTGCCTCCCGTGGATGTCACGGGCGAACTGCGCAAGGTGGATCTGGCCATTCTGGGCGGCGAGATAGAGTGCCCCGAAGATATGGCCAACATGTTCGGCGGCAGGGAAAAGTATTTCGCCCGCAAATTGCCCAGAGTTGTCAGGCGTTCGGGCATGTCTGCCGAGCGCAGGATTCTGTACGACAACTTCCGCGCGTGGGCGCTGGATCACGGCAGAGCCGTTTCCGCCGGTTCGGCTGCCGACAACTGCTACAGTATTGTGGCGGTGCGCTTTGTGCCCGGTGAAACCTGCGGTCTGTACAGCCCCCGCTGTTTCCGTCAGGGGGCGGTTCTCGACACCCGGCCCGTCAACGGCGGTGAGCTGTATAAAGCAGCTTCCGGCGCATATCAGGGGGTGCTGGTGTACGGAATGCGTCTGAAAGCCTATCTGGGCGTGCAGATTGCCAACCGGCACAGCGTGGCTGCCGTGGTCAATGCCAGCGCCGAGCATGTGCCCACAGCAGATATGATCGATGACCTGCTGGCAGATGTGCGGGCCACTCCGGGCAGTACGTTCCTTTTTATGCACGAAAAAGCCAAGAACCTGCTCCAGCGCTACAAGGGCGGTGCATTGCAGGTCGACCCCGCAGGGCGCGACATGGACAGACGCATCACCCACTGGAACGGCATCGAGATTGTCACTTCCTACAACTTTGAAGACGGCACCGAAAAATCTCTGAGCGTATAACCGGCGGCGCGCAGCTCTGTGCGGGCTGCGCGCCGCATCAACGGAGCATGACAATGTACAATCATACCCTTCGCATCAATGGTGAATTTCTGGCATCGGGACAGACGCTGCCTGCGGACGGCACAGCAACGGGCAACGGGGGCGTTTCGCGCGCGGGGTCCATGTGCGGCGCAGCGGAAGTGCTTGTCCGCGCT